TGTTAAAACATAACTGAAACGACGCGCTATAGCAAATGGACAAGCAAAATATGCATTCAAATTTAAATGCATTGTATTGGTTGTACCAATAAGTAATTCTGCACGAACAGGAGTCCTTCCCTTATCCTCCAACGCAGCTTGCGGAGGAGTGAATGGGACAGAATTTTTGACCTGAAGCATTTCAGCTAATGTGGGATCAACTTCGCCACCATTTGGGCGAAGAAACGCTATATCATCCATAACAACACACCATTGTGTAGAATCAAAGCCCGACCAATATTCATCAGTAGGACTTCTAGTATACATAAATTCAGGTGTTGTAGGAAGATCAAAATACTTACCATAGTGATAAAACAATATTTGTTTCAATTGAGATTTACAAATATTGGATGCACCATGAATAAGCATAGCAAAAGGATCCTTACGTGGTTTTTGAGCTTCTCGCTTTGTTAATTCATTACATTCAATCAATTGCATATCATTTAGCAATTTTTGAAGTAATAATTTTTCAGCTCGCTCTAGACCCGCAGTGAACTTAACGATACCTTTGCCTTTTTCAATGGCTTCTTTAAGATCGCTAAGATATGTGAATTTATTAATCCCATGAGGTTCTGGATTATTTAAGAAATGGGAATCACGAATAAGTTTCTGTGACTTAGCTACCCACTTCTCATAAGAAGAACCGCTATGGAATATAGTATGAATATCACCAGATTGGAAATATTCATAACCTCTTTCACAAACAAACAAAACTGTATCTAAAAGAACTTGAATCATGGTTATACCAGGACGATGAGTTCGCATAATACAGTCAGCTTCAAATTTTGAAAAATTCATACTTTCAAAATTTATTCTTGTGTGGTCCAAAAGACCACTAGCTAAAACATATAGACCAAATGAGTATAACTTTTTACACAACATCGTATCTTTAAGTTTATCCCACTGATCTAAAAATGATCTAGCTTTGTAGAAAGGATTTGTTTCACTATCATCTTGCGACTCAAATGAGATACGTTCTTCAACTTCCTTTTGTAAACTTTTCCAATATTCATCTTCATTTCTACTATTCTCAACTCCTTTGAGAATAAATGAAGATAATATAAAGCATAGCATAGAAGCAGTATTCAATCTGCTTCCACGTAGTTTACAAAAGGTTACAACAGCCATGTATCTACTAGCTGTTCCATTAGATGTCAAGAGTGTGAATAATAAAATACTCACATCTTCCATCAAATTAACATAGGAATCAATGATAATGGGGATAGAAATATATGAACCTAAAAAGGATTTACCATGTAGTCTACCACCCATAACCCAAGCATATAGATTATCACTATAGCTCTTCAGATCGCTACGTGCTCTATCAGTTAACATATCTCCACTAAAAGAAGACCAAACGCCTTCATTAAGAAGAGATTCTGCCTCAGACAGAGTCATACTTGCAAATCCAGGTTCTTGGACTGCATTTAATTCATTAGAAATTGCAGAAAATTGATTTTCCTCAATCTCTAAACTTTGAGAATGCCACTCATTATGGCAATTGTTGCATGTACTAATTGTAATATACTGTTCTTTAACAGCTGGACCAATTAATGTCCAAGAAGCACATGTGTTACATATTTGATAAAAATTTTGTGAGCTGCCTTGTTTAACTCGTAC